CAACACAAACTACATATACTTAAAAGCAGTGTTAATATTGTAAGAGAGTTTAGTGAGTATGTGTGGACAGTAGATAAGAATGGTGAGTTTGAAAACATACCTGTTGATTACTCTAACCACGCAATAGATGCAATCAGATATGTTTGCATGGAACAATTAAATTATAAAAAGATTAACGCAGGAAAATATTCAATATCAGTTTTTTAATTATGAAATATACAGAGGAACAAATAGAACAGATGGAAGGTTTAATAAATGAACTAATGAAAATCAATGGTGAATTAAATGCAAGGTGTATTGCCTTTAATGCAAAGTTAGAGAATGAGGAAAGAAAGGTGCAGAAACTAAATCAACTGCTATTCTTTATAGGACAGAATACAAATACAAATTAACATATGAAAACAACATTAAAAATTACAATGCCTGAAAGTTGGGCAGATATAAGTTTAAGTAAGTATCTTGCATTACAATATGATTTGGAAGCATACAAAGATGATAGAGAAGCACAAATGAATTTTATGATATCTCACCTATGCGGAATAGAAATTAACGATATATTAAGTTTAACGCAACAATCTTATGCAGGATTACAAAAAGACTTATTTAATTTTATAAATGATACTAAAGCAGAACTAGAAAGATTTATATGGATTGATGGAATAGAATACGGATTTGAACCTAACTTATCTAAAATGACTTATGGTGCCTATGCTGACATAACAAGATATGAAACTATCTCTATTGATACGAATTGGAAAAACATAATGAATATATTATATAGACCTGTTATAGCAAAGAGTAAAGGAGGCACATACGAAATACAATCATATGAGGGCAATACTAATCCTGATAAATGGTTAGATGTCAATATGAATTATCATTTCGGGTGTATGTTTTTTTTTGTGAATTTGTCAATGGACTTGTTGAATTCTACCCTGAACTCTACGATACAGACAATGGAAGTCCCTCAGAATTACAAGCAAATTTTGGAAAGAAGTGGAAAAATTATTCAACAATCATTGAACTTGCAGGCGGGGATATTCAACAAATAGATAGAGTAGTAAGAGAACCATTAGAGAAATGTTTATTATTTCTTGCATATAAGGCAGATAAAAACTACTTAGAAAACTTAATGCACAAAGAGGCATTGAAATCTATTAGATAAACCCACTACTTTTGTTATTGGTGTTGTTAAATAAGAAACTAATTCTTATGTCAGCTCCTAAATGGTCTAACTCACCCAATGGTTTATTAAGATATTCAATCAATAGATTAAATAATACAGGCATTTACATAGGCCCTACACAGGGTTTATCAAGTCCAAAAAATAATAGACAAGGATGTTTGTGTCCTAAAACTCTTACATACAGCAGAAAATGTTGCAATGGAGATTTAATAGCACAAGGTATCGGTAATGTAGGTGGAAGCAATCAAATCAATTAAATAATATGGCTCAATATACAAAATCACAATTAGTATCAGCATCTAACGCAACTTATTTTACTAACACTTCGGGTGGTATATCTGCTTCTGCAGTTAGAGACTTAAACGATAGTTGGATTAGCAGTAGTGCATTATTATCAGGTAGCAATACTTTTATAGGTAATCAAATCATTAGTGGAAGTTTGACTGCACAATTACAAGCAAACTATATTTGGTTAGGTGGTAGTAATGGATATAACCAAGCAGTATCAACTTCGTCTATATCTTTACAAGGTGCACAAGGTATACAAGGTTTACAAGGAACAATAGGTAGTCAAGGTGTGCAAGGTATAACAGGTGCACAGGGTATTACTGGCAGTCAGGGTATACAAGGGACGCAAGGTTTAACGGGAGCACAAGGTTTACAGGGTATAACAGGCACACAAGGCATCCAAGGAATTACAGGAGCTAGTGGTAGTCAGGGTATTCAGGGTATACAAGGAGCAGATAATTCAACACAAGGTGCACAAGGAACAACCGGTTTGCAAGGCATTCAAGGTATAAATGGTATTAGTGGTAGTAATGGAGCACAAGGAACTCAGGGTATACAAGGTATTCAAGGAGCAGATAATTCAACACAAGGTATACAAGGTATACAAGGTATTCAGGGAGCTGATAACTCAACTCAAGGAGCACAAGGCACTCAAGGAACCAATGGAACGCAAGGTGTGCAAGGATTTACTGGAGCACAAGGTATTCAAGGTATTCAGGGTATAACTGGTATAACTGGTAGCAATGGAACACAGGGTGCACAGGGTATTCAAGGTGTGCAAGGAACACAAGGTAGTGGTGTAAGCTCAGGTAGTTTATTAGTCACTGCATCTTTTGCATCAACTAATATAACATTTACAAAAGGAGATGCGACTACATTTAATTTACCAGGGTTTGCAACAACAGGTAGCAATACATTTACTGGTAATCAAGTAATAACAGGTAGTTTATATGTTTCCTCGTCAATACAAAAAGATGTAATAGTTGAAGGACAATTATGGATTAGTAGCTCAAATCTTTTTGCATCAGGTAGCACAATTCAACCTCAATTAAATATTGCAGGGGCCACCTCAGGTAATGTATATGGTAGTAGGAGTGGGTCAACACTTATTAGACCAGCTGGATTAGTCCTTACAAGAGGAAATACTTATAGTGAATTATTGGCAGGTGGATTAAGCACAAACGGACCAGATTTAATAAATACTTTATTTAGTAGCAATACTGCAGAATATACACTTATTGCAACTGACAACAACACAATAGATAATGAAATTGATTTATATGTAGATTTATCAGGAAGTTATTTTAGAGATTATGACGCCCAGATAGGTTATAGCAGTTGGTTGACATTAGGGCCTAATGATGGTATAACAATTCCAACTCCTACATTTACAAGAGGATTAAAAGTGACAGGTAGTTTAGATATTAGTGGTAGTTTAACTGCATCTTTACAACAAGGATTTACTTATGTTGGTAATGCAAATGGTAGAACAGTATTAGTAGCAACTAGCTCATTTGGTGGAACAACTAATACAGGTAGTTTGTTAGTGACCGGTAGTGTTGCAGGTAATGTTTTAACTTTTACAAAGGGAGATGCAACAACATTTAATTTAACAGTAGCAACTGGTAGTGGTGGTGGTGGAACTGGAAGTGTTGATACAGGTAGTTTATTAGTGACTGCATCTTTCGCATCTAACAATATAACATTTACAAAAGGGGATGCAAGCCAATTTAGTTTACAAGGTTTTGCAACAACCGGTAGCAATACATTCAACGGAACACAAAATATATCAGGTAGTATTGTAATGAATAGTGCCAATGATGGTGAAAAGTTTTTAATTTATAGAAATGGTCAACCAACTCAAAACTGGGAATTTGGTATAACAAGTCCAGGTAATTCTTTCTTAAAGACTAGAAATAGAACATGGGTGCAGAATGATGGTGTTGATGGTGAACTTATGATACACTATTTACCAACCAAGTTTGAAAATGGAATATATACGCAAGGGTCACAATTATCTATAACAGGTAGTGTTGTAATCGCTGGCAACTTAACTACATCTTTACAACAAGGATACGCATGGGTAGGTAATAGTGGTGGTGTTTCTAGTTTAGTAGCAACAAGCTCATTTGGAACAAGTATCAATACAGGTAGTTTTGCAACAACAGGTAGCAATATATTCATAGGAACCCAAATCATAACTGGTAGTATGTTTGTATATGATAGTGGAAGTGGCCAAAGAGCAGAGATAATGAATGGACAAATAAGTAGATTTCCACAATTATACGCAACAACTTTATTCCCAGGAACAATACAAGACGACAACGGAAATAATATTTTAATAAAGTCTAATGCAGGTGGAGCAACTAATGGTGGATTTTTAGTTGTTAATACTGTATCAGGGTCTCAATTTACAGGTAGTGTAGCAGTGCAAGGTAATATAGATATAACTGGACAATACTTAATAAACGGAGTGCCTATTAGTGGTGGTGCAAATATTGACACAGGTAGTTTAATGAGAACTGGTAGTGTTGCAGGTAATGTTTTAACTTTTACAAAAGGTGATGCTACTACATTTAGTTTAACAGTTGCAACTGGTAGTGGAGGTGGAAGCACGGACACAGGTAGTTTATTAGTGACTGCATCATTTAACACTACAACAAGAGATATAACATTTACAAAAGGTGATGCATCAACATTTAAGTTAGGTGCATTTGCAATAACAGGTAGCAATACATTTAATGCTAATCAAACAATAACAACTGCAGGAAATACTCAATTAGATATAATCAGCACAGGTGGTGGCCAAGCTAATTTATCTTTTCAAGCACCTAATTCTAACTTTGCTGCATATGGTCAATTTAATATCACCAACAACGGACAATATGGTGGAAGTGGAAGTATTAAAGTTATAGCAAGCAAAAATTCTATGGAGTTAGCTGCTGATAGTGGTATCAAAGTAGGAGCAACAAATGGTGGTGGCAATGCAGTGGATGCAGGTGCTATAACAATGCAAGTCCGCTCAGGTAGTTTATCATTAGCACCTGCAGGAACTGCTAATACAACTGCATCTTTATTACACTTATCTAGCTCAAGTAATACTGCTAATGTAAACTTAATATTTAAGAATAATAGCAATACTGCAGATACAATTATATCAGGTAGCAATAATATATTTACAAATCCAACTGCAGCAACTGCAGGTTTGAAAAGATTTATTGGTGGTAGTGGTAATTTAATGTTATCACCTGGAGCTGTCAATCAAATAAGTGCTTCTCAAGCATTCCCAATTACAACGAACTTTAATATTCATACGGGTGGGTCTATTTCAACAAGAGCTGCAGTAAGTGCATCTGCATGGACTATCAGTAATAATATGTTGATTGGGTCTATACAAGTTGGAAATGCCACTGCCAACGCAGAAAAGCTATTAGGCACTTTGAATATCACCAGCAATCAAGTTCAAAATACTTTGGTAATCACTGCAAATAGAACTGCAATTAGTGCATCTACAAGTATAAATAGTAATGCAATCATAGGTGGGTCAACTGTTTTAACAATGGCATCGTCCTCAATTGGATATTTTGGTAATGTGGGTAATGCAACAATTACTAATGGATTTCAAAATGCAGGTGGAAGCTCAGGCAACAATGCTTTAAGTGTGTCACAAAACTGGTTTGGTGCAGCGATAATCAATGTATCAGGAAGTGATGCAGGTGGTTTAACTAATCCAAGAAGTATATCTAATAATTACTTGTTTAGTGGGTATCAGACAACAGCAACCGAAACAATTGCAAATCTTTCATTAAATGGTAGTGGGTCGTCAATGGTATCTACGATGGCAATGGGACATGAATTGGGTATAACTGGTAGTAATGGACTAGATACAAATATTGGTGGTTTAACACCAGGAATTGGAGCAGGTAGTGCATTCTTTGGTAGGTGGAACTCACAAAGTGGTAATAGAGCAAGAACTGCTGAAACTATATTTGCAATAGGAACAGGAACTAGCACCTCGTTAACTAAAACAGGCTTCTTAATAGATAGTGGGTCTAACTCATACTTTGAAGGAACATTAAATGTAAGTGGTAGCACAACAATGACGGGTAGTTTAACTGTAACAGGTAGCACAATATTAAAAAGTCTATCAACAACAGGAACTCCTTTAACTATACAATCGTCAAATACAACTGATTATATTGCAGCTAAACTTGTAGGAGGTGGCCTTTATATATCGTCGTCTGATTACGGAACAAGTTTTGTAGGTGGAACTGATTTATTAGGAACATTCAATTTAAGTGGCACAGGATTAAATATGTCAGATGATAATAATAACCAATATGCATCAATTACTAAAACAGGTATAGAGGTTGGTTGGAATAATACTGGCAACACGAACTTATGGATGAACGATGGTAGTTACTTGACTAATGTAACAGTAGCATCACCCTCAGGTAGTGGAACATTTATTGCAGGATTAAACACGGCAGAGGATTTAGTTGGTTTAGTGCAATTCCAAAGTAAAGCGAATTGGACTGATGGTAGAACAACATTTTTGACACCATTAGTTGCAAAATCAGGTAGTATAATAACAGGTAGTTTCAATGTATCAGGAAGCTCAACATTTAACGGAAACCAAACAATAAGTGGTAGTTTATTAGTAAGCTCTTTTACAACATTAGCAAGTGTAAGCTCCTCATTAAACTTTGCAGATGACACTGCGGCAGCAGCAGGTGGAGTGCCATTAGGTGGATTATATAGAAACGGTAATTTCGTAATGATAAGATTAACATAATAAAAATATATGAGTTTAATATTAAATGCTTCAATTCAGGGTAATCAACAATTCACAGGAAGTGTGGATGTTATCGGGTCACTAAGTATAAATGGAGTGCAACTACCAAGTGGTGGAAGTGGTAGTCAAGGTGCAACTGGTGCACAAGGCCAAGCTGGCCAAGCTGCAGCACAAGGTGCGACTGGTGCACAAGGAGGAGATGGAACACAAGGAGCACAAGGTGGTGCAGGTCAAAGTATAACAGGCCCACAAGGAGCAATAGGTGCACAAGGACAACAAGGAGTAGGTGGTCAGCAAGGAACACAAGGAGCAACCGGAGCACAAGGAACACAAGGTGCAACGGGAACAAACGGATACGGATATCAGGGATTAAATACGACTGCATCTTTAACTTTACAAACTGGAACGATTACATTTACTACTAATACAAATGTGACCTCAAATGCATTCCAAACAGGTAATAGAATAAGATTAGCACGCCAAGCAGACCCTACTGTTTATTGGGAGGAAGGTGTTATCACTGCATACACAACAAATCAAATGACAGTTTTGATAGATTTAGTGAATGTGAGTGGTGGAACATTTAGTGGATATGATATTGGAATTACAGGTCAGCAAGGTAATATTGGATTGCAAGGAACTCAAGGAACTGCAGGCCAACAAGGAACACAGGGTGGTGTTGGTGCACAAGGACAACAAGGAGTAGGTGGTCAGCAAGGAACACAAGGAGCAACCGGTGCAGGAACGCAAGGTGCAACTGGAACAGGAACACAAGGAGCTAATGGAGCACAAGGCACAACCGGTCAATCTACAACGGGAGCTCAAGGTGCAACGGGTTCGCAAGGAGCAGGTGGACAGCAAGGAACACAAGGTGCTACTGGAACTGGAACACAGGGTGCCAATGGTGCACAAGGAACGAATGGTAGTCAAGGTGCAACTGGTTCGCAAGGAACAACTGGAACTGGAACTCAAGGAGCAACTGGTGCACAAGGAACTAATGGTAGTCAAGGTGGAACGGGTAGTCAAGGTGCAGCAGGTGGTCCTGGTTCACAAGGAGCAACAGGCACAGGCACGCAAGGTGGAACAGGAGCACAAGGAGCAACGGGAACAGGAACGCAAGGAGCAACCGGTGCACAAGGAACAACAGGAACAGGAACACAAGGTGCTGCAGGAACTGGAACGCAAGGTGCACAAGGAGCAAACGGAGCAGCAGCACAATTAGTAATCAATAGCAATACTGATAACAATGTATTAACTGCAACTGGAACCTCTACATTACAAGGTGAGAATAATTTAACATTCAATGGTAGCACATTAGCAGTAGCAGGAGCAATCACTGCAACTGGAAACATTACTGCATACTTTACCTCTGACAAAAGACAAAAGAATAATATACATGTAATCATAGATGCATTAGAGAAAGTTAAAAAACTTAATGGTGTTAAATGGGATTGGAATGAGGATAATACAGATGAAGTGACAAAATCATTACCTGCAACAGGACTTATCGCACAAGAAGTTGATGAGGTATTGCCTGAAGTTGTAATACAAAGAAACGATGGATACTTAGCAATTGACTATTCTAAAATGATAGGATTGATTGTTGAAGCTATTAAAGAATTGGACGCTAAAATAAAATAGAATGGCATTACCTGCAAGTGGACAAATCAGTATGGATGATATAAGGGTTGAATTAGGAGTGCCTAGTCAATCACCTTTTGGAATAAACGAAGCGAGACTTGGAACATATGTTGCAATAAATCAATTCTCTCCGTCTAAACCACCCTCAAGCGGACAAGTTAGTTTAGCAAGTTGGTATTCATATTGTCAAAATTGTGGATATAATAGTGGCACATTTTATTATAGTAGTGTAAGTGCAGCTGCAGCATGTGCAGGAAGTCCAAATACAACTCTTTATTGGAGTGGCAGTTTAGGATTAGGAACTATATTATATACGGATAGCTTAGGAACAAGTGAAGCATCACAAGGTTATTGGAGTGATGGAACTAATGCATACTTTCAAAATTGTCCTGACGGATGTTATGATGGTATTACCTCAATTACAGCATGTTCTAGTCCAAGTTATGGTTTGTATACAGCAGATGAGTATTATTGTGATGGATTAACTTGCACATTTAGTATGTCAGATGTATTAGTAGCATTTGCATTACCATTTACACCAAATTATGGTAAGTTTTATGAATTGCAAGCAGGTGGGTTTTATTATATTTTAAGTGAGGAGGTATTTACAGGACCAGGAGCAATATGTAATAAAACACCAAACTTTACCAATTGTAATAGTTGGTGTAGTTTATAAAAAATAAATTATGGAAAGAATAATTAGAGTATCGTATGTAAAACCAGCTACGAATGAAAATGAAATTGGTTTAGAAAAGCACAGAGATTACTATACCAATACAGATACATTAGATGAAGCAATTGAAAGTGCAAGAACTGAAATGCTAAAACTAATTGCAAAAGTAGGTGGTGAAATAATTAGTATAGAACAGATTTAACACTTTTTGATTTAGAGGTGTTAGATATATATGATGGCAAATCTTACAAAACTCGTTATAGACAACGGTGGTGATATATTCCCACTTATAATCCCAACAGAACAAACAGGCGGAACTGGCCTTATGAACCCCTCTATCTACAATGATAATGGGAAATTGATATGCAATTTAAGGCATGTTAATTATACACTCATGCATTGTGAAGGACAACAAATCTTTGGAAATAGACATGGGCCATTAGCTTATCTTAATCCTGAAAACGATATTAAGTTAAAGACAATCAATTTTATGCTAGAGTTAACAGATACTCTGGATATTAAAAGATATACGAAAATTGATACCTCTAAATGTGATGTAGACCCATTGTGGGAGTTTCACGGATTAGAGGATGCAAGATTGTTAAGATGGGATAATGATTTATGGATTTCTGGTGTGCGTAGAGATACAACACACAACGGACAAGGTAGAATGGAATTATCTAAATTGGATAAAGACTATAAAGAAACTGATAGATACAGAATAGAAGCACCAATTGATACAGGCAGTTATTGTGAAAAGAATTGGATGGTCGTAGAGGACTTACCATTTCATTATGTAAAGTGGGCAAACCCAACAGAAGTAGTTAAAGCAAATATTGAAACACTACAATCAGAACAAGTTGTATTAAAGCAAGGTGTAGGTGAGTTTCAAAATATGAGAGGTAGTAGCCAAATTGTAAGATGGGGTGATTATCGTATTTGTATTATTCACGAAACTGCATTATGGAAAAATAAATTAGACCAAAGGAATGCTAAATACACACATAAGTTTATAGTATGGGATTTAGATTGGAACATACAACATATATCAAATCCATTTAGTTTTATGGATGGTGAGATTGAGTTTTGCTGTGGATTAGCATTTCATAATGGAGATATGTTAATCTCATTTGCATTTCAAGATAATGCAGCATTCATACTTAGAGTGCCTCAATTACAAATCAAATCAATTATATGGAGCTAAATAAATTATTAAAAGAATATATTAAGGATAGCAGAAATCCAAAAGTCTGTTTTGATTTAGGTTGGGCATACGAACAACAGGGACAGACTGCTTCTGCATGTGGATTTTATTTAAGAGCAACAGAGTTTGGTAGTGATATTAAACTACAATACGAAGCATTATTAAGAATGGCTTTATGTTTTGAGAAGCAAGGTAATAGATGGTTTATGATTAAAGGTTTAATACAAAGAGCAATCAGCTTATTACCAAAAAGACCTGAGGGATATTTCTTATTAGCAAGAGCACATGAGAAAAATAGGGAATGGCAAGAAGGTTATACTACTGCATGTATTGGTATTGTATTTGATTTTGAGGAATGTGATAGCATTACTAATTTAGAATATCCAGGAAAATGGGTGTTTGAGTTTGAAAAAGCAGTATGTGCATGGTGGATAGGGTTATTTGATGAGAGTTTATACACTTTTCGTAAACTAAATAGTAATAATAAAATAGATGGAATGCATAAACAAGCAATACAAAATAACTTAAATACATTATCTAACAACTGGGTAGCACCTATGGAATATAATAAATCTGACTATAATAAATTAAGATATAAGTTTGAAGGAGCACATTTAATAGAAAAGAATTATTCTCAATGTTATCAGGACTTATTTGTGTTAATGGCTACTAATGGTATGGAGTGTGGTAGTTGGATTGAAATAGGATGTGCTCACCCAACATACGGAAACAATACAAAACTATTAGAGGAATTAGGATGGGATGGTGTTAGTATTGACATAGACCAAAATGTTGTAGCTAATTGGAAAGATAGAATAACTAATCCTTATCAAATGGATGCAACAAAAGTTAATTGGGAAAAGATGCCAATATGGGATTTAGGAGATATAACAGATTACTTGCAAATAGATGTAGACCCACCTGAAATTAGTTATGAGGTATTATTAAAGATACCATTTTGGAAACAAAGGTTTAGAGTTATAACATTTGAGCATGACCATTACGCAGACAATTCTAAAACTATAAGGGAAAAGAGTAGGAAATACTTAAAGTCTTTTGGTTATGAATTGATTGTAAACGATGTTGCAGTTAATGATTATGATAGTTATGAGGATTGGTGGGTGCACCCTGACTTAGTTTCACCAAAAATAATGGAACTTTTAAGGTCAAATACTAAAATAAACCCTGCAAAACAATATATTTTTAACTACATTTAATTTTAGCATTGTTAAATAATAAAACTATACATTATGAATGCGAAAACCGTATTAAGTAAAATAGCTTCTATGATTTCTTTTAACGAAGTAGAAGTTGAATTTACAGATGCTAAAACAGCTGATGGAACTATATTACAATCTCCAACATTTGATGTCGGTGAGGATGTGGAAGTAGTTGCAGAGGATGGCACAAAATCAAAAGCTCCAAACGGAGAACACCAAATTAGTTTAAGAGATAGTGAGGGTAATGAAACTCTTATTAGAATTATAACTGAGGATGGTAAAATTGTTGAAAGAGAAAATGTTGAAATGGCAGAAGTATCAGTTGAGGTAGAACCAACTGAGGAGGAAGTAGTTTCAGAGGAAGCTCCAAAAGACGAAGTAGATATGAATAAGAAAATGGATGAATTGACTTATCGTATTGAAGAAATGGAAAAGAAAATGATGGAGATGGAAAAAGTTGCTCCAGCAGTTGAAAAGGAAATGGAAATGCAAGACGAGGAGTTACCTAAATTAGATGGTGCACCAATTGACGATGCAGTAAGATTTGCAGTAGAGACAAACAAAAAGAACTTTGGTCAAAAATCACAAAACATACAATCTAGTATATACGACAAGTTATACAGATAAAAAATATTTATAAACTCATTTAACAAATTAAAAAAATGAACAATTTAACAAACAAAAGAATTCAGAAATTCGCTGAACCAACAATCACTTCAACTTACGCAGGTGAATTTGCAGGTCAGTATATTGCTGCTGCTTTATTATCTGCAAACACGCTAGATAAGAAGTTAGTAACAATCATGCCTAATGTGAAATACAAAGAGGTAATCCAAAAGGTAGCACAAGCAGGTATCGTGCAAGATGCAAGTTGTGATTTCGTAACTTCAGGTAGTGTAACTTTGACAGAACAAGTTATCACTCCAAAAGAATTACAAGTTAACCTTACTTTATGTAAGCAAAACTTCGTAAATTCCTGGAATGCACTACAATTAGGATATAGTGCTTTTGATACTATTCCAAAAACATTTAATGACTATTTAATCGGACAAATTTTATCTCAGGTTGCCGCTTCAACTGAAACTTCTATTTGGCAAGGCCCTGCAGTAGGTGCACCAACTCTTGAAGTTTCAACAAATGGTAATTTCGTAGGTTTCCAAGCTCGTTTATCAGGTAGTATTGCAGCAGGTGGTGCAACAGCAGTTTTACCAGCATTAACAGGGTCAGTTATTGACTCGGGTAGTGTAACTGCAGCAAATGTTATCAACAAAATTGGTAATGTTTACAACACAATTCCTAACACAGTTTATGGTAAAGAGGATTTAGTTATCTATGTTTCAACAAATGTAGCTAAAGCTTATCAAACTGCTTTAGGTGGTAACGCAAACCAATCAGGTTTCAATACGCAAATGAACGTGGGTGAAAAGCCTTTCAACTTCCAAGGAATTGAAATCGTAATGTGTCCTGGTATGAGTGATAACAAAATGGTTGCAGCTCAAAAGTCAAACTTATTTTTCGGAACTGGTTTATTATCAGATTATCAAGAAATTAAAGTTTTAGATATGAGTGATATTGACGGAAGCCAAAATTTCCGTTTAGTTGCAAGATATACCGCAGGAACTCAAATTGGTATCGGTCAAGACATTGTATACTACGGAGCATACTAAAAAATAATTAAGGGGTGAGGAGTATCGTAGAACAGAAACTCACCCTTTTTAATAACAAACAAATTAAACATAAAATATTATGGCATGCGATTTATCATTAGGGAGACAAGAAGTTTGTAAGGAAAGTATTGGTGGTTTACAAGGAGTTTACTTCTTTAACTACCCTTCTACCGGAACTGGGTCTTACACGCCTAACTTTACGCTTAATACAGATACTAATCAAGTTACTGCATTTCCGTCAGGAAGCACAGTATATTATTATTCTTTGAAAGGAACGAGTGCATATACGGAAACAGTTAACTCAAGTAGAGAGAATGGAACTACATTCTTTACACAAGAATTAACTCTTAACTTAAAGAAGTTAACACCGGAAATGACAGTTCAATTAAAAACACTTGCGTATGGTAGACCCGTTGCAATTGTTTGGACTAATAATGGTGATGCATTAGTAGCAGGTATTACTCAAGGTTGTGATTTGACAGCGGGCAGTATCCAAACAGGAGCAGGAATGGGAGACCTTTATGGTTATTCAATTACGCTTCAAGGAATGGAGAAGTTACCTGCAGCATTTATAACAGGGTCAACTCAGTTTAACCCATTCGGTGCAGCTGCATTGACAGTTAAACCAACAGTGGTTTCAGGTTCTGCGGCTTAATAACTGACAGACTTAAAATATATTGAAGCATATTCTTTGTAAAATAAAGGATATGCTTTTATTATGCCCCTACTTTAACCATATTTGATTTATTGTGTGTTAAATAATAGATAATACCAAACTAATACTAGATAATGCTTACATTCATATCAGGAAGTATCAACGCATATACAATAAGAACTGCAATTACTGCTTCAAATAGTTTTACTATGTCATTGCAAGATATGACAACACAGGTAAACTCAACGGCATCTTTGTCAGGAGTAACTTATAATGGGTATGAAAGTCTTTTATCTTTTACTGCAAGTATAAATAATACAAATGTTGCACAAGAGTTTAGAGCAACTTTATTAAATGGGACAACCGACATATGGCATGGTAGCATACAGGTGTTTATGTCTCAAAGTAATGCACCTCAGTATAAACCAATATATGCAAACCAAATACCATTAGATGGTAATGAGGTATCACATGTATCAACAAATCAATATGTAATTTTAGACTAATATATGAAACAAGAAACTAAATTCTCAGTAGTAAATTTGCAATCACAAGATATCCCAAGAATAATGGAGGACACAAGAACTAGATATGCTTGGGTGCCATTCGGTGTTTACGGACAAGATGATTTCTTTGGTGCAGTAACACTTGCACACAATACCTCAACAACCAATGCAGCATGTATAGAAGGTATAGCAGATTTAATTTATGGTAAGGGGTTATACTCAAAGACACCAGCATTTAATGAATTACTACAAAAGATTATACCACAAGAGGAAACTAAAAGAGTTTCATTTGACTTAAAGTTATACGGTAATGCAGCATTTCAAGTATATTGGAATGATGAGCATACTAAAATAATTAAAATGTATCATGTACCTGTCCAGTATTTAAGAGCAGAAAAGATATATAATAATCCAAAGATAGAAAACTATTATTATTGCACAGATTGGAATGACCAAAGAAGTGTAAAAAATAAAAAGAAAGTGCCTGCATTTGAAACTAGTAATGAGAAAATGGAAATACTTTATATTAAAAATTATTCTCCAAGTTTATATTATTATTCTTTACCTGATTGGGTATCTGCTTTACAATTTAGTTTTGTAGAAGCTGAATTATCTAATCTACATATCAACAATATAGAAAATGGTTTCTTACCGGCAGTAATGTTAAACTTCAATACAGGAGTGCCAGCACCGGAGGAAAGACAAACGATAGAAGCATTGGTGCAAAATAAGTTTACAGGTACTAGAAACGCAGGTAGATTTATGTTATCCTTTAATGATGATGTTGCAAGCAAACCTACAATAGATGTAATCAATATTGAAAACTTACATGAAAAGTATGAGTATGTTGCA